TAGTTACCAAATCAGCATTAAGAAATGCAGCATCAGTTGCTGTTACAATATTATCAACCGATTGTGTAATCAATAACTTAAGAGTGAATGAAGGCAATAGGTAATAATATAATCATACTGCCAAAGAAGGTAGTTACAGATAAAACAAAAGGCGGTCTTATTCTGATTGAAAAAGATAAAGAAGATATTAGATATAAAGAAGCAGTTATTGTATCAGTTAGTGATGACATAAAAGCGGTTGTTGAGGGGGATGAGATATACTATGACAAGCATGCTGGCCACGGAATAGAATTTGAAGGTGATAAATATACAGTTATAAAATTGCAGGATATAGTCGTTGTATTATGAAACGGTTTGAAGCTAAGGACATAAAAGAACTTAACTTATTAAAGAATTATAGAATAATACGTAAATGGGCGTGCAAAACAAACGAGTTAAGTGATGCTGATTTAGAATTGCTTGTATACTTTGATTGTATGGACTTCTTCACAAAACAAGATTTTAAGATAGGTACATACTCATATAGCTGGGACAACAGACGATGGAACTCCTTATTAAAAGAAGGGTGGATAGTAGTTTGGAGACCTAGAAATCATACAACACAAAAATACCATATATATAAAGTTTCTTTTAAGTGCAAACAATTAATTAGTAGAATGTACCGTATAATGCTCGGCATCGAAGAAATACCTACTAGCACACAAAGAAACCCTATAATGAAAGGTAAAACATATAGTGATATAGTGTTGAAAAAAGCAATAGAAAACGTTAATAAAAATAATTAATATGATAGACAATTATAACCAGAACCCAAATCAATTACAGTCAAATGTAATTAATCCAAATGCAATGGGTAATATGCAAACCCTGCAAGGAGTAAACGGTATGCAAATGCCAAATACATTTAACAGAACAATTGGTACGCCTATTATGGATACAAATGCACCTGTGGCGGCTCCCCAAAATGTACAAACGCAAATTATGCCTAATAATAACCTACAAACATATTAATCATGAACTTAAATATTAAAACACATCCGATGGACTCACACGATAAACTAGCTAAAACTTCAGGGGTTGGAGCTAACGCTTTGTGGAATGGTCCTTTCAATACTGATTCTTTGCCAAAAGGTAAAGGCTCTAGTTCTGGGATAACTGGAATTATCTTGAACAATGATAAACCAATGGCGTGTGGTTGCGCAATTACTCAAAGAGCAAAAGGTCGTTCTAATGGGGCATACTGATTTAAAAATATACTTAGTTAACGGGGCAACTATGGCAATAAGCATGACCGCAATTGAACCTGCATTAAAAATAATGTTATTACTGGTTTCTATTGGTTATACTGTCAATAGATGGATTGGATTATACGCAGATAAAAAAAATAGTAAAAAACTTAAAGATTAATTATTATGAAAAAAATGGTTGCAGAGAAAGCTACTGGTGAAAAATACGGATCTAAAGCAGCAATGGCTAAAAACGAAAAAGGCGAAAGCAAAAAAATGCAAATGAAAGAAAAAGTTGCAGCAAAGAAAACAATGATTAAAAAGAAGAAATAAGATGCCATATACTCAAACAGCAGGTAGAGGTAACGGTCCTAAAACAGGAGGCGGATTACCAGCTAGTTTAAATAGCGGGTCTGCTAATAGTATAGATCCAACACTTGAAGCAAAAGCGAAAGCCGCAGCTGAAGCAAAGCTAGCAACAAACATACAGGCAAAACCATTAGGTGGTTCTTCTGATTTTAGAGCAGAAGTAGGAACAGCTACAAATATTAGACAAGCAAAAACTCCTCAAGAGAAAGCCGCTTTAGCAAAAGCCGTTGCAGCGGGGAAAGCATCTGGTAAATATAACAAGACGGTTAGCGCTACAGCAACTGCTACGGGAAAGGATATGCCAACAGCTCCTACGCCAACAGCTCCTATCCAAACAACTCAGCCCCCAAAAACTCCAGAAGCGGCTAAAAATTATTTTACACAAGAGGTAACAAATCAAAAATTTGGCGGACAAAAAGTTGAGGGAATGACAAAAGATTTAAGTTTTATTGCTAGTAAAAAACTTAAAAATGTAACGGATACTAATCCTGAAAATATTAAACGTGGTAATCCTTATAGTACTGGAGAAAAAAATACTTTTCAAAGCAGAGAAGTTACTCCACAAGAACAAAATCTTTTAAATAGACGTTTAATATCTAGTTCCGATAGCGGATTTGGCGTTAGTCCAGAAAGATATAAAAAATATATAGAAGCTAAGCAGGCTATATCAGATAAGCAAGATGTAGAATTAGCAAAAAGAGCCGCTATAAAAGCCGCGAAGAAAAAATAAGTTATAATACGTAATTACATATATTAAACAATTAAATTAAATAAAATGAGTACAGAAATTAAAAAGATTACAGAAGAACAATTAGAGAAAATTGTAAAAGGTCAAAAAGATTTGCAAACGCTATTAACAAACATAGGTGTAGCTGAATCGCAGAAACATAGTTATCTTCACCAATTAGCAGACATAAACAAATCTGTTGAGGAATTCAAATCAGAAATTGAATTACAATATGGAGCAATCAACATTAACCTGCAAGATGGTTCTTATACCGAAATTGTAAAAGAAGACGAGCCAAGTCTAAGTATTGTTAAAGATACTGAAGAATAAATAATGAGTTCTGTTATAAGAAAAATAAGTATAGGTTCAGATTATAAGAACGATGCAATGCACTATTCTATAGGTCAAACAGTATATGGGGGTCATGAGATTTCCCATATATTGTTTAATGAATCTGAAAATTCTTATAATATTCATATAAAAAAAGGAGATGAGATAATGCCGTGGAAGAAGTTTAATTCTAACATGGCAATTTCCGTTGAATATGATTTAGAGTATTGATGAGAAGTGTATTTGACTTTATAGTTAAGCCATTAGGCGAAAGATATGAAAATAGCATTACGGTAGATAATAAAGAATTATTACTAAATACGAAAATAGAAAGTTTTAAATCTGTTAATAATGTAGCGGTTGTAATTGCAACTCCTTTAGCATTCAAAACAGAAATTAAAGAAGGAGATTTAGTAGTAATTCACCATAATGTGTTTAGGAGGTTTTACGACATGAAAGGCAAAAGCAAGAATAGCTCATCATATTTTAGAGATGATCAATACTTTTGCAATGTAGATCAAATTTACTTATACAAGAACGATAAGAAATGGATTGCATTTAATGATAGGTGTTTTGTAAAACCAATAAAGAATAATAATCATTTTAAGCTAGATAAAGAAAGAGAACTTATTGGTATATTAAAATACGGAAATGATTCCTTAAACAAGCTTAAAATCAATCCTGGAGATCTAGTAGGCTATACCCCCAGTGGTGAGTATGAGTTTATTGTGGAAGGACAGCGATTATATTGTATGAAATCTAATGATATTGTAATTAAATATGGATACAAAGGAAACGAAGTTGAATATAATCCAAGCTGGGCACAAAGCGGTATTGGAGCTAATTAAAGTTGCAGAAGAAGCTATATTAAATAATGGAGACGACGATTTATCAGCGGACAAATTAAAGAATGCAGCAGCAACAAAAAAATTAGCAATATTCGATGCGTTTGAAATTCTTGCTAGAATAGAAGACGAAACAAAAATGATTGAGGACGCTTCTAAAGAAACTATAGCAAAACCATTTAAAGGATTTGCAGAAGGGAGGTCTAGATAATGTACGAACAAAGTTTATATAAAGTATTAACAGACTATATAAAACCTACAGTTATTAAAAAAAATAATAGGTTTAATAAATGGAAGTACGGATATGATAAAGACTATGATGTAGTTGTTATCAGTAAGACAGGTAAGATTGGTGAAATATATGAGATACAAAATCTTAGGATTGCATTGCCATTAGATGAAGATCCGTATAAAAGATCTAATGTAAAAGAAGAACAGTATTGGGAACAATCGCAATATCCTAAAGAATTAGATAAGATTAAGAATGTTACCGATTGGAATAAGCATCCTGATAACTTTAAAGAGTATTGGTATGATTATATAGATCAAGAATTTAAAAGAAGAGACGAAGGTTTTACTTATTATAGCAATGGTAAGCCTACATATATAACAGGTACACATTATATGTATCTGCAATGGAGCAAGATAGACGTTGGTGCAGCGGATTTTAGAGAATCAAATAGATTATTCTTTATATTTTGGGAAGCTTGTAAAGCAGATCCAAGATGTTATGGAATGTGTTATTTAAAGAATAGACGTTCTGGATTTTCATTTATGTCTTCTGCAGAATTAGTTAATCAAGCAACAATATCTAGTGACTCAAGATTTGGTATATTATCTAAGTCTGGAGCGGATGCTAAAAAAATGTTTACAGATAAGGTGGTGCCTATCTCGGTTAATTACCCTTTCTTTTTCAAGCCTATCCAAGATGGTATGGATAGACCTAAAACTGAATTAGCGTATAGAATACCCGCATCTAAATTAACAAGAAGAAAATTAGATTCTAATGATAAATTAGAAGACCTTGAAGGATTAGATACAACAATTGACTGGAAGAATACTGGTGACAATAGTTATGATGGTGAAAAATTAAAGCTATTAGTACACGATGAAAGTGGTAAATGGGAAAGACCCGATAACATATTAAATAACTGGCGTGTTACTAAAACAACACTTAGATTAGGTAGTAGAGTTATTGGAAAGTGTATGATGGGTTC